GTAGAATTATCTATACCAGCAGACAAAACAACGACTATAACAAGAACTCTTATGGATTCTGACTTAATGGATAGTTTTCTTTTAAAATTATATGATTTATACAAAAACAATAAGTTTGTTGCCAAAGAATCTGTAATAGCAGAACAATTATTTACTCAAAAAATCAATCCCGGTAATCAACGTTCAGAGATAGTACAAACATTTAGTTCTAGAAGAAAGAGCATAAATAGTGTAAATATTTCTGATTTATTAGAAGAAATCAAACAGAATCCAATAGATTTAAACAAATCAAATTTTACCATTATTGGCGATACAACAAAGTATATGAGAACAAACACAAACTCTATGAGCTTTGTGAATGGTTTAAGAAATATTATTTTTAATTCAAAATTAAACACATTTGTAAAAAATAATTATAGAACTTATAAAGATGTTTTAGATGGCAAGAAATGTTACAATGAAACTGTAGCTTATAGAGTTTCTAAATATGAAAAAGATAGCAACATTCCAATACAAAATTATTGGCTTGCAAACAATCCCGATTTAGATTTCTTAAATATTGTTGACACACAAGTTAAGTACGAAAAAGAATATACATATAAAATATTTGCCTATCAGTTTATCTTAGGAAATAAGATAAAGCAAAAAATCAATACTTCCGGAACATCAGATGACAATTTTAAAATTGATGTAGAAAATCTACCAGAAGCAAATTTAATAGAAGTAGAATTAATCTCAACAATAAAAAGAGTTGCTGACACTCCTCCGTTGTCGCCAGAAATATTGTTTGTTCCCTATAAGGGAGTTGACAACAAAATTGGGCTATTTTTGAATGGAAGAACTGGAGAGGAAAAATTAGAGACAATCAATATATTAGAAACAGACCAAGCTGTAACTTCTTTGTATAAAAAAAATCTAAACAACACTGTTTTATATAAATCAGACGATATCTCAAAAAGATTTGAAATCATGAAGTTAGAGAAAAAACCAAACTCTTATCAAGATTTTTCAAAAGGCTTTATAAAAACCGTTAGCACTGACATAGATCCGGCAACAATACAAAGCGCAAGTGCTGCGGCATTTATTGATACAATTGAGCCAAATAAAAAATATTATTATTGCTTTAGAGCTATTGATATTCATGAAAAGATTTCTAATCCAACTCAAATATTTGAAGTTGAAATGGTAAATGAAAAAGGAATGGTTTTTCCTATAATTAAAAACTACGAGTTTGAATCACCAGCTTATACCGGTACAAAAGAGATTCGTAGATTTATAAAAATAAAACCAGCGTCTCAACACACTTTCTTGAATAGAGAAACTTCACAAATAGAAAACGACACAACAGCCGAACAATCATTGCGAAAAATAAAAATTGGATTGTCAGACGTCGCTGTGCCTTGGGGAAAAACATTTAAAATGGTTTTAACTTCAAAACAAACTGGTAAAAAATGTGAATTTAAGTTTAAATTTAATTACAAAACAGAATAATATCCATAAAACACTATTTATACCGTAGGAGAACATATAATGGCATTTCTTGACAATTCAGGTGATATAATACTAGACGCTGTACTAACAGATACAGGAAGATATAGGTTAGCAAAAGGCGACGGAAGTTTCAGAATTGCCAAGTTTGCTCTTGGAGATGACGAAATAAATTATCGTCTTTACGATAAAAATAACGCATCTGGTTCTGCTTATTATGATTTAAGCATCCTACAAACGCCTATTTTAGAAGCGTTTACAGATAATGCTGCCGGTCTTAAATCAAAACTGATGACGATATCAAGAAACAATTTATTGTATCTCCCAGTTTTAAAACTAAATGAACTAAATCCAGAAACAACAAGATATAGCGATGGATCTTTCTTAGTTGCTGTTGATGAAGACACAGAAGATGTAATGATTTCTCCGGAAGGCAGTAATGTTAAGGGAGTGTTAAAGGGCGTAACTGTAACAGAATCAACAAATTATATAAAAATAGATCAAGGTTTAGATACAAACTTTGAAATTTCTCCTACCAATACTCTTGATGCAGATTTAGTTGAGACGCAATATATCATAGAAATGGATAATCGTCTCGGCAATATCATAGCTCCAAAAATAAATAATAGCACAGTTGCAAGACCATCCTATATAGATGATGATAACATGGCTAGTTATTTTTTCTCACTTGGAAGTGATACTTCGTTTGTTGCGGAAATTAACAATCTAACAAACTCGCCTAACAATAGTCAAATAATAAGTGGTCCAAGAGGAACAAGATTAAGTTTCTCCATAAGATCATCAATTGATTTACAGACAACAACTTTTTTGTTTGATCAATTAGGCAGTACCACCGTGATATCAGGTGCAGCTAGTACTCCAACAGTTAAATATATTGATACTAATGTTAGAGTGGTCGGAGCTACAACAGGTTATAGAATTGATATTCCTGTAAGATATATAAAAAGCGGAAGTGTATAGGAGATTAAGATGGCAACAATATATAAGACATTTTTGAATAACGACGTTGTTTCAACGAGAACATTATTGCACGAATCAATTCCAGTTACAGGAACCATAGTTTCGGGCACATATTCTGATAATAATATTAAAAATTATGCTCACGGGATGTTTCAATCAGTATATGATTATCCTTATTTAAGTTCTTCAGCAAATCATATATTTGATATTACTGTTGGCTTAAGCACAAAATCAGGATTGTCAAGTTCGTTAAATCAACAAAACAATAAAAAAATAAACATTTACAATCAAATGGCACAAGTTCTTGCAGGTAATGATATTACCGGTAGTATTCTTGAATTTGACAGAGATGGAAACATATTATTGGGCGGCGACAAACTAAAAGAAGTTTTCTTTGTGAACTTTTCAAGACTTCTTATCAAAGATGAAGTCAAAAAAGATACCTTTAGATTAAGTCTTGGAACCGGTTCATTCGGCACTCCTTTTGATGGAACAATAAAAGTTGTTGGTGATTATGGTGCACAAAATGAATATCGCGTAAACTCACCAGCCGGTGAATACGGTATATTATATACTGGTTCTGCGGCAGCTGAAGGAACTGGCGTTGGTTTATTGTTTTATCAAGCTGGTATTGCAGTGCTTACTGCTTCATTATTTAGTGGAGCAACAATGACTGGTTCAACCGGTGATGTAAGCAATCTTTTTCAAACAAGTTCAATGCAAGCTGCAGCGGACGCTTTGAGATCAAGAATTTACAATATTGATTTTAACAATACAACTGAACTTAATTCAACGATTTATTTCTGCAGATTAAATCATAATGAATTTAATTACAGTTCAAATCCAACTTATTTAAGTTCAAGTAAGATCGTTGTAAAGAATAATGCAATTGACAACCCTGTTAGTTATCTAACTTCTGTTGGTCTTTATTCTGCAGACAATGAATTGCTTGCTGTTGCTAAATTAAGTGAACCTCTCAAAAAAGATCCAACCAATGAGATGATTTTAAGAGTTAGACTTGATTACTGATTTTACACAGTAAAAATCAACAAAACAAAGAAACTGCCTATTTATTTTAGGCAGTTTTTATTTATGGCAAGACCAAAACAATTTATAACAAAAGACGGAAATCTTAATAATTTTAAGACAGTCTCGGCAAACAACTTCAGCCAATTTCAATATGGCGATGTTATTACCGGTTCTGAATATCCATACGTTGCAAACATCATTAGATATCATGTTTATGATGCTCAAAATAGAGATTATGTCAAGGCATTAAAAAACACACTAGATTATTACATTTATTCAAGTCCCAACTTTGCTTATAGTTCTTCTGTTGGAAACAAAGAAGAACAGGAATTAAGCCTTGTGTCAATACCCTCTATTTTTTATGGCTCTTCAATTCGCAAGGGTAGTATAAATTGTAAATGGTATTTAACCGGAACTCTTATTGCAGAACTGGAAGATGTAAATAGAAACGGAGAATTAATCCAAGTTGGACCAAGTGGAAGCAACGGTTCAGGAAGTGTTGCTGGAGTTGTTTTATATAAAGAAGGCTTTATATTATTAACTGGTTCTTGGTCGCTGCATCCCACATATACAGATAGATTTGGACTTGATTCATCCTTTTACGAACCATCTTGGAAGTATTTTATGAATACTGGTTCTTCTCAAATAAACCTCACTCCTTCTTCTAGCTTTTTGTTAGATTTTGAAGGAACAAATTATATACCAACCATAACAATGTTGGCCCACGCTCAACAGGGTGAATTAAATCACTCAAATAATCCCACGTATATTGAATATGGTCAAAATCAACAAATAACCACGGGAAGTACTGGGTATATAGAAAACAGTAACACACTAATAAAAAACATGGTTAGTTCATCATTTGTAGATGAAGAGCCTGATTTTAAGAAAACAACTTATATTTCAAAAATAGCAATATACGACGAGCAGAAAAATTTAATAGGCGTTGCTAAATTAGCAAACCCAGTAAGAAAAAGAGAACTGGATAGTTATACCTTTAAATTAAAGATGGATTTATAATATGTTAAAAAAATTTGAAAGTAGCGACATATTTGTAAACCGTATAAAAGCTTATCCAAGAGTAAGAGTGCTTACTTATTCCGGAAGTCTATATTACAATAATGACTCTTTTTCTCAAGACGGCGTTAAAATAAATGACTTTTTGATGGAACCGACTTCAGTCACGCCAAGCCCAATTCCACTAACAGTTTTAGCAACTGAAGACGGACAATATCTATTAACAGAAGATGGAACTTTTATAATAATAGAATAACTAATTATACACATTAGAGGATTTATAGATGTCAGTAAAAATTTCAGAATTAACAGCTTCTTCTGCGGTAACTTCAAACGACTTTGTTCCTATTGTTGACTTTGAAACAGTGGCAACAAAAAGAGCTTCAGCTAGTCAAATCCTTGATTATGTCACTGGGTCCACATTCAATTCTTTAACAGTTACACAATTAACTGCATCAAATATAACCGGTTCCGTTGTCAAGTTTACTACTATTTCTGGCTCAACTGTTACTGGAAGTTTGGCAAAATTCACCATATTAAGCGCAAGTGCTGCTGAGTTTAGTGGCAGTATTTTAGTTTATGGTACCGCGAGTTTATCTTCAAATCCATCTGCTGCTTATATTATATATTCAAGTTCTTTAGACAAGCTTGTTGTCTTTCCTGGATTATATTTGAGCGGCAATTTAACCGGGAGTGGACTTGGTGCATTCCAAACTGTTTCTGCTTCAAATTATTTAGGCTTACCACCTTCATCTTTTGATTTAACAAAAATATCCGTCAGTTCTTCTGTTTCTTTATCAATAACACAAAGAGCTGTATTTGCAAAAAATAATACAAGTTCATCAATTTCTGTTACATTGCCAAGTGCTTCACTGGCTGATTCAAAAGAATATTATATAATAAAAGCTGATTCACTTACCGGTTCTGTAATTATATCTGGTAGCTCTCCAAATTTAATAAATGGTCAGGCTACCTATGAATTAAATGGTCCTTATCAATCGGCTACTTTAATTCATGATGGCGTAGACTGGTTTATATTCTAAATTATAGGGGATTTTTAAAATGGCAAATATATCAAATGTTAGTGTAAAATCGGGAAATGTTCTTTCTCTAAGTGGCTCTTCTGTTGAAATTACCGGTTCACAAATAAGAACAACCGGCGATTTATTTGTGAACGGAACAGTTTCAGCAAGCGTTCTTCATATAAGCGAAACAATCGTTTCATCTTCAACAATTTATCATAGTGGTTCAACAATCTTTGGTGACACCGGTTCCGGTGCTTTTATGGATACTCACCAATTCACAGGTTCAGTGAACATTTCAGGAACAGTTCATTCAATTACTGGCGCATTAAATATAGTTGGTAATGTTAGTGGAACAACTTTCACCGGTTCATTCTCTGGCGATGGTTCTGGATTAACCGGTATAAACTTAAGCGGTTCTGCCGTAACTTCAATAACAGCAGGAACAAATTTATCAGCTAGTGCATCAACTGGTGCAGTAACTGTTGCTCTTACGAGTTCAATTACCAGTGGATTAACAACGCTAACAGGTGTCACAAATATTGGTGCTACAACTGGTTCATTTAGTGTATTAAGTGCAAGCGCAGCAGAATTTAACGGCAGTGTAGTAATCTATGGCACTGCCAGTTTAACTGCAGTACCAGACGCCGCATATGTTCGTTATGAAGCTTCTTCTGGTTCAGTTGTTGATAAAATAGTTGTATTTCCAGGCATTTATACAGTTGGTGGCGTAACCGGTTCTGTATTTAGTGGTAGTGGTGCCGGTATAACCGGTTTAACAGCATCCAACTTTAGCAGCTTCACCTCAGACGTCAGAAACCAAATATCCGCCACAGGTTCAGTAAATTACAATCCTGCAACCGGCGTTATTTCTTCATCAGCATTGACAACTGCGGTAACACAAATAGAATCTGGTTCTAATATAACTGTAACAAACGGCTCTGGTCCAACAGCAACTGTTGCATTAAGTTCTTCTGTTACCGGTTTAACTAACCTGAGTTCATCCGCAATTACCGGTAGCAATATATTGGCTAGCAATAGCTTTAAAGCAGCAGGCTCGTTTACAGTTGCTCAGATCACTACAACTGGCAGCTATGTTGTTAATGGTTTAGATCAAGTTGTTTTTGCAAATGCCACTAGCGCACCACTAACAGTAACTGTACCAACGATTGCTGCTGGAAATGCCGGAAGACAGTTGGTTATTAAAAAAATAGACACAACAGTCAATACAGTTACAATATCTGGTTCTATTGATGGAGCACTATTTTATGAACTTAATGGTCCATATCAATCAGTGACTTTAGTATCAGACGGAAGCACATATTGGTTCGTTGTCTAATAGATATTTAACAAACCAAGCAGTAAGAGAGGTACAACGTGGCATACAATAAAAATATTAATATAGGTCCAAATAATGTAGTCAATATAAGTGGTTCTTTAATTACACTTACTGGTTCACTATATGGCTCACAAGTTTCTGGAACTACGGCACAATTCACTTCTTTTACTGCTTCTAACTTCAAATTAGAAAACGATTTATATGTTAGTGGTGGTTTAACTGTTGCTAAATATATTGAAATGCTCCCAGTTGGAGCAGAAGTGTTACCAACTAATCAAACAGCTAGTTATCTTTATACTTCTGGCTCAACAAACGATCTGTATGTTACACAATATCAGCCAATAACTAATCTTAAAAATGTAACTCGCTTTCGTTGGTTAGAAGGTGCAATAAGCACAGGTCTACTACACGGCGGTATCCTATCGACTGTTAACGGAACAACAACTTTTAATTTAACTGCTGGCACAGGTATTATTGTTAATTTCAACGCTTCAACCGGATCAGAACCATATCCTACAATTAGTTCTGTTAGCTGGCCCGCTTCTGTTAGTCAGTCGCTTTTTAACGTTACTGCTTCACAAATAACATATGTTTCAATCGCTGGCGACGGCGAAGTATTACAAAGCCCCGTTCCACCAACACCGGCACAGTTTAAAGACAGAGTTTATCTTGGTAGAGTATTACACCAAAGCGGTTCAGTAACAAATGGTGCCACCAATACGCCTGTTACTGCATATGGTGTAACATCAAATAATGCAGATTTTATTCGTGCTATTGGTCCTTTGAAGATCAATGGTCACTTTCTTGCTCCAAGTGGTTCAAGTCTATCGCTAACAATGAGTGCTGGTGATTCTTATGTTGAGGGTAGAAATTATACTACAAATCCAAATATACCAAATCTTGTATTAGCTGCAGATGATCCGGCTGTAACAGTTTCTAAAATATATCGCCAACATATAAGTGGTGGCGTGCCTGTTATTAATACCGGCATAGCAAATGCTGGCTATACTGTTGTTGATCCAGCACAATATCAAAATGGAAATGGACAGTTAGCAGCAGTTGGCAATGGCGAGTTTAGTGTTCAGCGAGTTTTTTGGTTTCCTAAAGCAGTGAATCGTGCTTTCTTTGTATATTATGGTCAAACAAAATATGCAAGCTTAGATGATGCAATTGCCGGTATAAATACTGAAAATTTTATAGAAGCTGATAATACAAGAGGCTCTGGAATATTAATTGGTTTCCTTGTTATGAGAGGTAACGTTACCAATTTTGATACTCCATCTACTGCAAGAATATATCAGGCTAGTATTTTTAGAGGTGGTGCAGGTGGGGGCGGTGGTGGTTCTACCGGTGCCACAACATTACCAGCTGGTTCAAGTTCTTACGTTCAGTTTAATGATGATGGTGCTTTCGGCGCCGACTCTAATTTTACTTTTGATAGAATAACCCATGCATTAACAGCTACGGGAACAGGAAGTTTTGGCGCCTTAACAACAGGTGGTCCATCAACATTGGCATCAGTTAGTGGAACAACTGCGCAGTTCACAACCGTAACTGCTTCAAATGCTTATGTATCATTAAAATTAGGTATCGGAACATCAACTCCAAGTGAAAAATTAGATATCAATGGTAATGCATTAATAACTGGCAGCTTAACAGTCATAACCTCTTCTGGTGTTTGTTTACAAACATTTGAATCAACTGACTTGGCGGGTATTTCAACAATAAGCTTAAATCAAGGCTCAACAGGAAGAAATGCTTCAATATCTTATAGAAATTCTTCAGCTGGTATTTCTGGTTTAATTGGAAACTCACAATTACACTTAAATACAGATGTAAGTGCAAGTTCCGGTATGTTGTTTTCAACTCTTGATACTGCTGCTTCAATTGTATTTTCAATAGGCGGTACATCATCAGGAAATGAAAAATTAAGAATAAGCTCAACAATTGTGGCAGTTTCTGGAAACTTGACAGCAACAGGTAATTTAACTGTAACCGGTTCAATCACCGAGCTTTCAACAAGAAGAATTAAGACAAATATAAAAAGTTTGAATAACGAACTAATAACAATTTCTAAACTAAATCCTGTTTCATATACTCGTATTGACGATGGCAGAAAAGAATATGGATTTATCTCAGAAGAGGTAAAAGAAGTTTATCCAGAATTTGTTGTTGGTGAAGGTATAAGTTACCCAAAAATGGTAAGTATACTTGTTAGTGCTGTTAAAGAATTAACAAATAAAGTTGAAAAACAACAAAACGAAATAGAAATTCTTAAAAACACAAGAGGTAATCTATAATGGCTCAACTACAAAGCACCTCAGTAACAGGAACATTAATAGCAACTTCTATAACTGCTTCTGCAGGCTTTAGTGGAGACGGCTTCAATTTAACCAATGTAACTGCTTCAAATATTATTAATTTCGTCAGAGATGTTATAGGAGCCAATAATACTGCTTTTAATATACAGCAATTCACAGTAACTGGTTCAGGTTCTTGGGTTAAACCAAGTGCACTTGTATCTGGATCGTTTGATCCTAAAATGACAATGGTTATATGTGTTGGTGCAGGTGGTGGCGGTGGAAGTGGTGCTAATGGTGCAGCAGGAGCAATAAGATTAGGCGGTGCAGGTGGTGGTGCAGGGGCAATAAATACCTTAATAATACCTTCAAGTCAATTAGCTGCCACTGAATCACTATATGTTGGTAGAGGCGGTTCAGGAAGTGCTGCCATAAATACTGCTACAACTGCCGGTATTATTGGTAGCAATGGAGAGTCTTCGTCTTTCGGTTCTTTAATTCGTGCCGGTGGTGGTGGCGGTGGATATTTTGGACAAGTCACCTCGGCTGGAGCGGGAAGTGGCGGTGGCGGTGGAGGTATATTTGGTAATGGTACACTAGGTTCAACCGCTGCTGTGGCAGGTGGTACACCAGGAAGTACTACTATTCTTTCTATTTCTTCTTTAGGTGGATGTGGTGGCTTAGGTTCAATAGCAACAAATGGCGGCTGTGCTGAATATGGTGGTGCCGGTGGTGGTGGACATACTGCCGCAGCAGTAAGTATTGCTGGAGGCTCATCTATATATGGTGGTGGTGCTGGTGGTAATGGTGGTTCTTATAATCCCGGCACCACTTATGTAGTAGCATCTGCTGGTGGTTCTTGTGGTTCTTACACCGCTGGTAACGGTGGAGCAGCCGGTGTAGGAGCAAGTGGTAGTGCTAGCGCAGCCGGTTCTGGTTCAAATGGTAATGGCAAAATTAAATCTACCGGATTTTGTGGCAGTGGGGGTGGTGGTGGAGCAACAATGACCAATAACGTTGTATTTGCCGGTTTGTCAGGTGGTCCCGGTGGAATTCCCGGTGGTGGAGGTGGTGGAGGTGCTTGTGGAACAGGTGGTATTGGAAATCCATCTGGTGCCGGTGGAAATGGTGGTCGTGGAGAAATTTGGGTTATTAGTTGGGCTTGATAAAAAACTTTAAAGGCGAATAAAATGTCTCAATTTCAAAATACTTCAGTAACTGGTTCTTTAATCGCAACTACTATAACTTCTTCGTTCACCGGTAGTGGAGAAGGTATTACCGGCATAACATCTTCAATTATAACTAATTTTGTCGTTGACGTTGTTAGTTCAAGTAAAGATACTTTTGATATTCAGCAATTTACAACAGTTGGCGCTGGTCAATGGGTAAAGCCAACTACATTTGATCCAAAGTTCACTATGATAGTTTGTGTTGGTGGTGGCGGCGGTGGTGGAAGTGGAGCTTGTAATATTGTAGGTAATCTTGTAAGTACTATAAGAAGGGGCGGTGGAGGTGGAGGTGGTGGAGCAATAAATACCCTAATAATACCTTCAAGTCAATTGGCTGCCACCGAATCATTATACGTTGGAAACGGAGGAACTGGAGGGCCAGCAAGACCGGGTACAGTTGCTACAGCCGGATTAATAGGAGGTTCTGGTGAATCTTCTTCTTTTGGTTCTTACATCCGAGCCGGTGGTGGAGGTGGTGGTTGTTTCGGAACCAACGTTGTATCTACTAATACTTCCGGTGGTGGAGGTGGTGGAACACATGGTAATGGTCAACAAGGTACAACTAATACTGCCGTAGCAGGTGGCATACCGGGAAGTACTACGACACTTACCACTACATCGATTGCAGGTGCGGGTGGTCAAGGTTCTATAGCAACAAATGGTGGTAGTGCAGAATTCGGCGGTGGTGGTGGTGGTGGTCAAGACCCGACTAGTCGACTAGGCGGTTCATCAATATATGGTGCGGGCGGTGGTGGTCAGGGAGGGGGTATGGGTAATATTTTACCAAGGGCAGGTGGTTCTTGCGGATCCTACACGGCTGGTACCGGTGGTGCTGCCGGTACAAACGGTACTGCAGTTGATGGTACACCGGGAGCTAGTGGTTCTAATGGCAATGGTAAATTAAATACTCTTGGTTTTTGTGGTTCTGGTGGTGGTGGTGGCGGAACACAAACACAAGATGTAAATGCACGCGGTTTTCCCGGTGGTCCCGGTGGCTTTCCCGGTGGTGGAGGTGGAGGTGGCGCTAGTTCAACAGGTATAAATGTAGGTAATATATCTGGTGCCGGTGGTAATGGTGTTCGTGGAGAAATTTGGGTTATTAGCTGGTCATAGAGAGATTTCACATATAACTTTCTATTTATAAACAGAGGATTTTAAAAATGGTTGATACAATGCATCTACACAGGCCAGGAATTGGCAACGCAGCTTCTTACCAAGTATCTGGTATTCCATGGGTTTCAAGCTCATTAGCAGTTCCCGCAAGTGGTTCAACCCCGCTAGAAATAGCTTTTCCACAAATAACAAAAAGTATAATTGTTAAAAATGTCAGCACCGGATCTGTATCTATGCGCGTTGGATTTAGTTCAAACGGCGTATCAAATACAAATAACTTTTTCTTATTATCTGCCGGTGAAAGTTTCGCTGCAGATTTAAAAGTCACGCGAGTTTACTTAATGAGTAACAATGGCACTGCGCTATCAGCAAGTATCATAGCAGGCTTAACAAACATAGATGCCCTAGAACTAACAAATAATTGGTCTGGCTCTTTAGGAGTAGGTTGAAATGAGTTTTAATGACGGATTCTCCACAAAAAGTATTCCAGCTCCATCAATTGCTCCAGTTAGTGGAAATGTTCTTGTTTATGACGGTACAGCATGGGTTGCAGGTGCCGGTGGTGGTGGCGGTGGAACCGGGGATATTACTTCTGTAACAGCCGGAACCAATTTAACTGGCGGTGGAAGCAGTGGAGACGTAACTGTCTCATTAGGCACAAATATAACTGGTCTAACAAATCTTCAAGCAACATCAATAACCGGTTCGTTTAGTGGAAATTTAAATGGTACAGCAAGTTTTGCTACAAATACTCTAAGTGCTTCTTCGGCTGTATACAGTAGAGAGTGGCATGTTTCAACTGGTAGTGGAAATGATATTACCGGCAATGGAACATTGTTAAGTCCATACAGAACAGTTGGTGCTGCTATAACTGCTGCCTCAACTCAAGGCGGCGACCAAATTGTTTTACACCCAGGTACTTTTATTGAAGATGTAACAATGGGTAAATTTAACACTACTATTTGTGCCGCCCAAGGTTCAAACGGTGGAGAAGTTAATTTCTCAGGAACAATGACAATTTCTCAGTCTATTGCTCCCAATTCTTCTATAAGATTATTTGGTATATCTGTTAGTAATTTAATTCATAACGGAACCGGAAGTTTATATCTTGACACTTGCAAGGTTGATAATTTTACAAAAACCACAAATACATATTGCGAAATAAACGATTCAGATATCAATACAAGTCTAACTGTTAATGGTAGTGGAATACTTTCTATTAATAGAGGAAAACAAACACAAGCCGGGACATTCACGATAAACAATGCGCTTGCTACCGTATCCGTTAAAAATTCAATCAATTGCACAGCGCCTGTTGTAATTGCTGGATTTTTTGGAGCAGAAGGTTCAACAATATATTCAAAAGCAACTGGATATGCTGTTTCTGCAAGTGCGGCAACAAGAATTGATTTGGTAAATTGTTACTTAATAACACCAACAGCAACTCCTGCTTCTGCAAGTATGCCATTGCAATATTCTATTGCAAACACTGTTTATAATAAGGCTGGCTCCATTTTAGGAACATCACTAAATCTAACAAGTGACTTCCAAAATATAAGAACAGATAGTATAACTGGTTCAACTGTTACAGGTTCAACAGCTTTGTTTACAACAATAACAGGTTCAACTGTTACAGGCTCAACAGCTTTATTTACTACGTTGACGGCTTCAAATATAAGCTATACGCCAGCAAATACTGCGCATTGGACAGATCCAGACCCAACAACTTTAAAGCAAGCTATTGATAGATTAGCAGCACAATTGTTTGTTATATCTGGCTCAATTCCGTGATATAACACTTAAATGATCTTAGGACTTGACATATCAACTTCATGTACCGGTGTAACTATTTTAGATTACACCGGTCGTGTTGTTTTAAATGATTGTTGGAAATTTAAAGAAGATGATATGTTTGACAAACTTGAACGAGCAAAAAAAGAAATACGGGAATTAAAAAAGAAATACCCAATTACAGAAGTATTTGTTGAAGAAAGCTTGCAAGCATTTCGTCCCGGTTTCTCATCTGCAAAAACCATTCTAACACTTGCCAAATTCAACGGTATCCTTTGTTGGATGATTTGGGAAGAGATGTCAATAAAAGTAAAATATATTGGCTCAACCACCGCAAGAAAGAGTTGCGGTATAAAAATAACCAAAGGAACTCCAGCCAAACAGCAAGTGATGGCTTGGATGCTAATAAATCAAAATTGGTTTAAAGTTGAATACAAAAAGAATAGCACCAACATAAAAGATCATTATTATGACATGGCCGACAGTTGGGTTATTGCACAGGCTGGTTATTTGCAAACAAAAAATTAGAACTAATTATATATGTCTTGTGAAAACAAGACACGATTTCTTTATATCCTTTGGAGGGATTTTTAAATGTTTTTTTACAAAGAAAACGAAGTGGTTGCACCACCAAGTTTTGATTTTACAGTTAGTAGTACAGCCGAACTAATAACGGCAATTGGCGCAGCAACTGCAGGAGATTCTATTTTTGTATCAGCAGGAAATTATACTTTAACTTCCACTCTTTCAATCAGCAAATCATTAAGATTGTTTGGTGCTGGAAGCGGTTCAACTATATTTCAAACAGCGGGAACTTCTGGCGATCCAGTAACAATGGTTACCGTAAGTTCTGATAATGTTGTATTCAAAGATATTACATTCAAACACAGAAAATCTAACAACACAAGTGTTGAAACTGCAATCAGCATTTCTGCCGGTGGATTCCCAACCTTCACATATCCAAAAAACTTTATTATGGACGGCTGTAGAGTGGAATATGTTGAATTTGGCGTTGTTTTACGCGGCGAAGGATTTAAATTAGCCAACAACAGATTTGTATATGCAACAGGTACTGCCGGTAATAGCAATAGATGTATTGGCATCTATGGTCAAAGAGGTAATTGTTTTATTGCCAATAACATATTTGACAATTCAGTTCTATCAAGTACAGCATTCAGACCAATTTATTCAACAAGTACAAACGCAACTTCAAACGAGCTAACAACCGGTGCGTTGATTGTATCTGACAACACTAACGTCGGTGCGGCTGTACAACAGTTCTATAATCAAGACAATCTACGTGGTACAACCGGAGGATATGATTTGTATTTCTTGAATAATACTATAAACGAAACAAGTCTATTCGTTGGTTTCTGGAATGGGGCAGCAAATGTTGGCAATATTATCGGTAAAATAGTTCTTGATGGTAATACCACTAGTGGTATTCACGGTGGTACGCCACTAGGAACAAAAGGTATGTTAAATATTGACAATAGCGGTGCGTTCAGAAGTACGAACTTACCAGTATATGTCGGCACAAACACACAAACAAATCAAGTGTTTAGAACAGGTTATGGTGCTATAACACAAAATCCATCAAGTACTGTAGCAAGTTACCTATTGGGCAAAGCATCAGCTGTTACTGTCACAGCAGATGTTAGTACTGTAATTCCAAGTGCTCCAGCAATGCAAGAAACACCAGCTTCTTAAATTATAATAATTTAAGTTCTAATATCCCCCTTGAAATATAGGGGGGTATTTTTAATAGCACAGACACTTTTATTATCGTCACAGTAGAATTGCTTTGTACAATCGAACACAAATAATTGAAACTAATTATAGTAGTCTTGAGATTTTTCAGGACACGATTTCTTTATTTCTTTTTGGAGGATTTATAAATGTTTTTTTATGTAGAAAATGAACCGGAACAGCCACTGGCATATCCACCACCTGCTAATCCGGGTGCTTCATACTTATTTTTAAATAACGGTGAAGAAGACCCGTTAACTTTATTAGATGAACAAGGTAATCTAGTAGAATTTTATGTTTGATTTTTTTATTTATTTAGGAGATTAAAAAAATGACTTTAGTAACACAATTAACCGCTTCCGGTGCAATAACAAGTGATGATTTATTCATCGTTGTTGATGATCCAGCTGGTAGCGCAAAAACAAAAAAAGCAACTGCTCAACAAATTTTAGATTTTGTTGATCAGGGCTCATCTTTAGGTGCTCGCGTTGCAGCATTAGAACAATATGATCAAGAAACAGTGTATGTTGATGCTGCCAACGGTGTAGACCAAATTGGCGGTGGCACATTATTGAAACCATTCAAAACAATTAATTATGCATATTCACAAGTACCATCATGTGCAAATCCTACAAATACTTTATATACAACCGGTAGCCTTAGCGTTCAAACGTTCGTTACTGAAAAACTAATTTTCAAACTAGCTCCCGGCACATATACAGAAAATGTTGTATTAGGATTTAAGAGAGCACGGGTTGCACTAGTTGGTAATGGCGCAAGAATCGTTGGAACTGTGAAAATGGATGTTAAGAAAGCAGACTTTCCAGCATCAAGCCTACAATCAACAACAATGAAGGCTGCTTATCCAGCACCATGGACAGGTTTCTCTGCTCAGATGAGTTTTGAAATTGCTGGTGATGCTGGTGGTGGTCTTGAAGCCGACTCAACAACAAGTGTTGTTACAGTAACTGGCAGAACATCTATTGAATTTGAAAATGGTGGAGCAAGTTATAATTGGGATAGTCAATATGGCCAATTCTATGTTTCATCTGACAATGTCGCATTACTCGGCGGTCTTGTAATGATTCACGATAATACAGTTGCAACAGCAAGAGCACCAGCCGTTATTTTTGAAGTTGAATCTTCAAAAATTGGTAATGCCGATTCTGGTGAAAGAACATACTGCGGTTATATTCCATTTGGAGCAAATACAACAATACCATCATATGGTTCGTTAACATTAAAAGCGCACAATTCAACCTTTGCTTCAGTATTTGGTCCATCAATTGTTCTTGCAGAATTGGACGGTTGCCGCGTTTATGATATTGACCGCACAATGGGCGGCAGTGTTACGAATGGTGGTGTTGGTGGCAGTGCATCTACCTCATATGTTGGTATCGTAAATACACAATTTAGAAACATAGGTGGTACTCAAGGTAATTCGGTATATAAAATTGGTCAGGGATCTGGAACAAGATATAAGATGGATTCTGTTTCATATACCACACTAGCGTTTAGTAGAAGTGGTACAGGCGCCCTGACAGCGAGAACATTAGATGTTACCGGAACATTAAACTATGACTTCTTGGATGATGCAAGAAGCCAATTTGTTGGATTTACTCCGGCAAGTTATACGGTTTCTGGTACAATATCAAGCACACAAGGTCATTTAGCTGGTATTGATACTGCTGTTGGATTAAAAGAGCCAGCTGTAAGTACAATGCAGACACTAATAATAGCAGGAAACATAACAATTGCTCCTGTTCCAAATGTTGTTTTATTGAATGGTTCTGGACTTACTGCGACGCTTCCATTTGCATCAGCAAACGCCGGAAGACGTATCGTAATAAAGAAAACAAATTCTTTAGCCGCAGATACAATTGCAGCAAGAGCTGGTGAAACAATCGATGGTTCGTCTACAAGAACATTAAATGCTCTTGAAAGAGTCACTTTGTTAGCTAGTGGTTCAACTTGGTTTGTAATATAAGCTTTTATAGTTTATAACTTAGTATCCCCCTTGAAATATAGGGGGGTATTTTTAAGATCCGGTTCAGTTTGATTAGTTTGATTTAAATGTTAAACTAGAACGGCACCTTAACTGGTGCCGTTTTTTATTCGGTACCAGCCAGCCTTGACGCTGCTGCCGTGCCGTGCTAAGTTGAGGGCAATGTCAGATCAGAAAAAAGAACAGATCTTAAATGAAATTCTTGGTACTCCCCATCATTCTGGCGGGGAGTTGCTTTTTTATTGCCCAAAATGTAAACATCATAAACCAAAGCTGTCCTGTAATCTCCGTAAAAACGTTTTTAAATGTTGGGTATGTCACTTTACAGGAACTTCTCTAACAAGGCTGGTAAAGCGTTATGGTTCGTTTAAACACAAACAAGAGTGGGCTATGTATGATGACAAAATTGATTTGTCTTCCACTTCTCTTGCAGATACTTTATTTGGACAACAAGAAGCACCTGAAACGCTGCTTAATCTCCCTAAAGAATTTATTACCTTAACTGGTAAACATAATTCTTCAAATAATGTTCCGATCCGTTATCTTTATGAACGCGGAGTAAGTAAACAAGATATTCTTAAGTGGAAGATTGGCTACTGCCCAGATGGAGAATATGCTGGACGTATCATTGTTCCAAGCTTCAACCTTGAAGGAAGAATAAATTATTTTATTGGTCGTTCTTATCGCGATGATTGGATGAAGTATAAAAATCCTCAATTACATAAAAATTCAATAATCTTTAATGAACTTTACGTTGATTGGGATAGTGATTTAACCTTGACAGAAGGAGTATTTGACGCTATTGTTATTGGAAATGCAATACCACTTCTTGGTTCAACCTTGCCAGAAACAAGTAGATTGTTCCAAGAAGTCGCAAAGCACGATACGCCAATATATGTTGCATTAGATCCTGATGCAGAGAAAAAAGCAAAAAATTTAATTAGAGATATGTTACAATATGGAATTGAACTTTACAAAATTGATGTAAGGGGCTTCCAAGATGTTGGCAGCATGACCAAAGACGAATTTGCAGAAAGAAAAAGTTCTGCAATTCCCATGACCACAGAAAGTTTATTTAAATACCAATTACAAGGAATAGTGTAATGAAAGTATATGTTGTAATAGAAGTTTGGTACAGCAACACTGATTTAGTGAGTTGTTTTAGGAGAAAAGAAGAAGCAGAAAGTTTTATAAACAAGCAAGCAAATTCACGTAATTTTTCTATTGTAGAAATGGATGTAAAATGATTAAGATCGCACAAATTAGTGACACACATATCAGAAACTTAAAGTATCACGAAGAATATCGTGAAGTGTTCAATAAAATCTTCTCCACTCTCAGAGAAGAAAAGCCTGATTACATTGTTCATACTGGCGACATTGCGCACACAAAAAATCAAATCTCACCAGAATTTGTGGAAATGTGTTCTTGGTTTCTCAAGGAACTTGCAGATATTTCACCAACGTATGTGATTCTTGGTAATCATGATACAAATTTAAAGAATGATACTCGGCAAGATAGTATTACTCCAATTATTAATGCACTAAATCATCCAAATTTACTTCTTTGGAAGTATTCAGGAGAAAGAATCATTAATGACAAGCTTGCTTTTAATGTTCTTTCGTTGATTGACGAAGACAAGTGGGTTAAACCAAGCGATACAAATCGTATTAACATCGCTCTTTATCACGGAGCGATTGCCGGTGTATCAACTGACATCGGTTATACACTTGAACATTCAGACCATGAACTTTCTATCTTTGCAGAATTTGATTATGCTTTGCTTGGAGATATCCATAAGACCAATCAAATTGTTGACACAGAAGGACGCGTTCGTTATCCAGGTTCAACTATTCAACAGAACCATGGAGAAACTGACGATAAAGGTTTCCTAATCTGGGAAATTGAAGATAAAAATAAGTTTGATGTTCGTCACATTGTTATTCCGCATCCTCGCCCATTTGTGACAATTAAACTTAACGAAGCTGGTAAATTTGATGAAAGCTTGCAAATTAAACCAGACGCACGCATTCGTGTTGTTTGCGAGCATAATCTTTCTGTAAGTGATATTCGTAAATCAATTGATATAATCAAGGTTAAATTTATTCCAGAAAGTGTAACCTTCTTAAATAAGGCCACAGAAAGAATTGATATTAGCGATACAATCAAAAAGATTGATACAGAAGATTTGCGTAACATACAAACGCAAGAAAAACTATTACGTGAATATCTTAAAGATTTTAATCCAAAAGAAGAAGTTTTGCAAAAAGTATTTGAGATTAATAAGAAATATAATACTACCGCCGAAGAGAACGAAGAGGTTTCTCGTAATATTCGTTGGTCACTTAAGTCTATTAAGTGGGATAATCTTTTTAATTATGGAACTAATAATAAAGTTGATTTTGAAAAATTAGAAGGTGTCGTCGGCATTTTTGGTAAGAACTTCTCAGGCAAATCAAGCATCATTGATAGTTTACTTTGGGCAATTCAAAATTCAACGAGTAAAAACGTTCGTAAAAATGTAAACATCATTAATCAAAATCAGCAGAGTGCTAAATCAGAAGTTCAAATTTCTATTGATGATAAACTTTATATTATTGAAAGAACTGCCGAGAAGTATCTCAAGAAACTTGCAGGAGAAGAAACACTTGAAGCAAAAACAGATGTTTCATTTTCTGTTTGCGATGCGAACGAACAGGAAGATTGTATTACATATGAAAAAGGTAATTTGAATGGTCTTGATCGTAACGAAACAGATAAGAATGTTCGTAAGCTGTTTGGAACATTAGAAGATTTTCTTTTTACTTCTATGGCTTCACAAATGGGTTCTCTTGACTTCATTAACGAAGGTTCAACTCGTCGCAAAGAAATTCTTGGAAAATTTCTTGACCTTGAGCTTTTCGCTAAGAAATATAAATTATCAAACAATGACGCCACCGAACTTAAGTCAGCACTGAAGCGTCTTGAGAGCAAAGACTTTGACAAAGAAATTGCAGAAACACTTATTCGCGCTTCAGAAGCTAAAAAGCAAGCAGAATCACAAACTCAGGAGTGCGAAGAGTTAAAAGAAGATATATTAAAGCTATCAGATAGTGTCAATCACATTAATCTTGAAATTGCTTCTTTTCCAAAAATAGAAGTAGTTGACATTGATCTTGTAAAATCTTCTTTAAATAAAATAGAAGAAGATATTGTAGGGTGGCAAAAAACTATTGGCACAAACACAAAATTTGTTGAAGAAAAGCAAGTGGCACTAGAAAATGCCGCTAAACTTATCTCTGACATAAAAGTTGACGAACTCAATAAAAATAAGCAAATGCTAGCAGATAAGAGCAAAGAACTAGAAAAAGCATTACGTGAAATAACTGATATTGAAAAAGATATCTTACGTGATCAAATGGCTATCAAAATTCTTGATGAAGTGCCTTGTGGTGATAGTTTTCCAACTTGTAAATTCTTGACTGATGCTTTTACTAAAAAAGATGGCCTGGAAAAGAAAAATGAACTTGTAAAAATTTCAAGTAACAAAAAGCAACAACTTCAAAATGAGATTGAGAAGTTAAATCCAGACGAGATAGAAAAATCAATTTCAACGCGTAATCTTATTCTGGAAAAAATCCGGAACATGGAAACGATCATTTCTAATAAAAAATTGGAATCTGAGAAACTAAATGGTAAAATTATTATTTCTCAAAATTTAATTGAGAAATTAGAAAAGAAAATTGAAGATTATTACAAGAATGAAGAAACTGCTTTAATATTAAAAGATTTAAGCCATAAAAAGCAACAATTATTGACAGAAAAAGCGGAACTTGCAAAGAAATTGTCTGAATGTGAAGCTAGTATTATAAAATTACATCGGGACTATGGTTCATTAGAACAAAAATACGCAGACTTACAGGATTCAAAAAGCGAGCTTCTAAGATTGAGAGATGAGTATACTGCAATCGCTATGTTTGAAAAAGCAATGCACAGCAATGGTATCAGTTATGATGTTATTAGAAAGAAGCTACCAGTAATAAATGAAGAGATTGCAAAAATTCTATCAAATATAGTTAATTTTGAAATCTTTTTTGAGGACGACGGAAAGAAATTGGATATTCTAATCAAGCATCCAAAATACGATGCACGTCCACTTGAGCTTTGTTCAGGTGCTGAAAAGAGTCTTGCTGCTATGGCTATTCGTCTTGCTTTAACTAAAATAACATCATTACCTGTCGGAGATGTATTTATATTAGATGAACCAGCAACGGCTCTTGATGAGGAAAATATGGAAGGCTTTATGCGTATAATTGATATGTTGAAGTCACACTTCAAAACAATCATACTTATTTCTCACTTACCAGAATTAAAAGACGTTGCTGATTTACAAATAACTATTGACAATGTTGATGGTTATGCACATGTGGAGGCTTAAGTGGATATGGCAAGATATAAACAAGAAATACTAGATAAGCTAGTAGGGAAGGCAATAAGTAGAAAACTTTTAGTGTGGCTTGTAGCTACAATAGGGGTTCCCTTACAGTTTTTAACTGGCGACGAATGGATGCAGATAAGTATGATTTATATCGGTTCTCAAGCTGCCACCAGCTTTATGTTAGAATATGCAAAAATCAAAAAAGGTGGTCAGCAAGTATAGCTGGTTACTTAAAATTAAAACTTGGTTCTACGCCGGTATAATATTGATCGGCGTAGTTTCCATTTTAATAGAAATACTTTCGGAGAAAAACAACAAATGAAAATTTTAAATTCAACCTTAGAGACATTTAAAAAATTTTGGTATATCTTTGCCATAATTGGTTTAACTATTCTTGTTGTGGTAGTAGGATTTATTGACAATTCTAAAATGGCAGGCGTCACAAATACTATAAAAGACATTATTGCTGGTTATAAAGACCAAGTTAAAACAATAGACAAATTGGCCAATAAGAAGTCAGCCAAGGATAAACAAGTTGCTCAAACACACGAAGAAAGAGCAAAAGAGCTACAAGACAAAAGAGACGCAGATTTAGCAAAAGTAAATGCAAAAAAAATTCAAATGGTTGAAGAATTAAAAGATGAATCTGCTGATGACTTGGCAAGGAAAATGAAAGAAGAATTTAAACTATGAGAATATTATGTTTTATGACATCATTATTGCTGTGCTCTACCTCGTTAGCTCAAGTTTCTCTCGCAAAAGACAAGCCAGCACCAGAAGACGGCGTGTTTCTTACAAAAGAACAAGCAGCAAAAGTAATAGCTGAAAAACAGGCTGCAGAGCAAATTTGCAAAATAGAGCAAGAATCGGCGCTACAACTTTTTAAAACAAATTGTGAGTATGAAAAAAATTTACTGAAAAACGAATTATCTTATGAAAAAAGTAAATTTACTGATATAAGTAGGTTAAGAGATGTTCAGGACGAAAAGTTATACCAAAGAATTGGTGACAGTGGTGATAATTTATATTGGTTCGTTGGTGGACTTGCTGTTGGCGGCGCCATCACAATTGCCGGTACCATAGGTATTGTGTCTGTTCTTAATCAGGTAAACCCATGAGTACAGATTGGGATAAAATCGCAGCAATAGAAAAAGCTGTAAAAGAAAAATATGGCGAGAAAGCCATTGACAATCCAAAGGCAAATTGGAATGAAGAAAAAGAAAAAGATTACATAGAACAAGTCAAGCAACAAGCGAAAATAATCTCAGAAAAATCTGAAAATCAAGAAACAATTGAAGAAAACGGGTTTTTGTTAAAGAAAAAACTATTTACTACGAAAACCAGCAGGGTTTGTCCGGTAACAGAGTGTAAACGCTATTCTTTTAGCTTAAAAGATGATGTTTACGTAAATAAGTTTGATTGTTGTTATGAATGTTACATAAAATATGTTGAAGGTCGTGAAGACCTTTGGCAAAAAAGAAAGAAGGTGATGACAAATGGTAGTGACCAAACTTGAAGAAGTATTAAAAGTATTAGAAACTTGTAAAGCAGACGCCGTAAAAGTTGATAAGGGAAACCGTTCAGCAGCTACTCGTCTACGTAAAGATGCTGCAGCAGTTGCAAAACTGCTAAAAGAGCTTCGTGCTATTGCTCTAGAGACTGTTAAAGAATCTAAGAACAAAGAATGAACAAACTACTTGAGGAGACGGTATTAAATGGCTGAATTAATGGATGTAATAAAGGGAATTTCCCAAGTAATGGCACAAACTTATGATGGTGCCCGCGATGAAAAGGGTGAACCTATCAAAGCAGGTTTACGTCGTGAGGAAGTGTCAGCATTCACAAGCTGTGAGTGCCGTCTCCTTGATGGGTTTAAAGCAAGAGTAACACATCATGCCGCCAAAGATGGTTCTTTTCCATGTTTGATTATGAGCTATCAATCAGAATTAAAACTTGAAGAAGCCCACAGTCCAAAACTTGGTGAAAATGTTGAAGAACACATTGCAGAAGCATTAAAATATCTTAAAAAAGAATTTAAAAAAGTCACAGGCAAAGAATTATCTGTTGAAAAATACGGCGACATTAATATGCTTGTTGAAGAAACATCAAAAATAAGAGTGTTTGTGACTGCGCAGTGTCATTATAAGATTGGTGGAGTTGATATGCCAAAATTAGAAAATCCATCAGATGTTGAACGTTCTAAGCAATTTCAAAAATGGCTTTCATTAGGTGGATTTAAAAAATGAAAATAAACAAATCACGTTTATTGCAAATAATTCGCGAAGAAGTTGAACTTCATGAAAAAAATACTTTAGAATTAGATGAAGTAGAATTAAAAGAATTAGAAGATCTTAATGCTTCAGCGACAGAAGAACCTGTTCCAACAGATAAAAATGGAAATGTAAAAAATCCAAAAGATGTTCTCAATAAAGCTGCAGCTGGTGAATTGGAAGAAGAAACAACAGAAGAAGATCTTCTAATCAATCCAAAAGATAAAAAAGTTGTTGTTCCAAAACATGACAAGCTAGAAATTCGAATAAGATGATATATGAATTATGGACTCACAAAGGCACAAGTAGTAGATGAAGTAAAAAGATGCGGCAAAGACCCCATATACTTTATCACCAATTTTTGTAAAATTACACATCCAGAAAAGGGAACCATCCCTTTTTCTCTTTATGGCTATCAACAAGATACCATAAAGGATTTTGAAGATTATCGCTTTAATATAGTTCTTAAAGCTCGCCAGTTAGGTTTATCAACAGCTGTCGCAGGTTATATTGCCTGGATGCTTCTTTTCCGTCGTCAAAAAAGCGTTCTTGTTGTTGCAACAAAACTTGACGTTGCTGCCAATCTTGTTAAAAAAGTTAAAAAGATGATAAAGAACGTACCAGATTGGCTACGTATTGCTGAAATCAGTATAGACAATAGAAACAGCTTTGAATTAAACAATGGTTCATGGATTAAGGCATCTTCAACCAGTGAAAGTGCTGGTCGTTCAGAAGCTCTCAGTTTGCTTGTAATTGACGAAGCTGCATTCGTTGACGGCATGGAAGAACTATGGAAAAGTATATTCCCCACACTATCAGCCGGTGGTCGTTGTATAGCCATTTCAACACCAAATGGTGTCGGTAATTGGTTTCACGAAACATATACAAACGCTGAGAACAATTCAAACGATTTTCGCGCTATTAAATTAAACTGGGATTCCCACCCAGACCGAGATCGTGAATGGTTTGAATCTGCTACTCGTAACATGAATAGGCGAGATATTGCACAAGAATATGAATGTTCTTTTAATGCATCCGGTGAAGGTGTCATTAATTCTCAAGATCTTGAAGAAATAAGAAAAAATGTTTTAGAGCCAAAATATCGTACCGGTTTTGATAGAAATTATTGGATATGGGAAGAAGCTAGAGCAGAATTTACATATTTGATGGTCGCCGACGTTGCTAGAGGCGATGGTAAAGATTATTCTGGATTTCATATCATTAAACTAGAAACAATGGAACAAGTCGCTGAATATCAAGGAAAACTATCTCCGGATATTTATGCAGACATGTTGTTGCAAACCGGCAAAGAATACAATAACGCATTACTTGTTGTTGAAAATAACAATATTGGTTTTAACGTATTAGAGAAATTGATTGAAAGAAGATATCCAAATCTTTATTATTCAGTAAAATCAACTCATGAATACGTAGAACAAGTTCAAGCAGAGTCTATGAATAATAGTGTTCCTGGTTTTACCACGACGCAAAAGACTCGTCCACTTATTGTTGCAAAACTTGAAGAGTTTATTAGAAATAAAATAATTAAAACATACTCAAATCGTCTAGTAGAAGAGTTGTCAACTTTTATATGGAACAATGGAAGACCCGAAGCAATGAGGGGAAGAAATGACGATTTGACAATGTCTTTAGCTATTGCTTGCTGGGTACGAGACACAGCATTAACAACATCTCAGAGAGATGTTGAGTATACAAAGGCGATGTTTAATGCTATAACCATGGCGAACACAAGAGTTCAAACTAAAATTCCAGGTCAGATCGGGTATAATAAAAATTATTCGTTAGACAAACAACGTGTTAATACAACGGAATTAAAAGAATTTTATAAAATGTATGATTGGCTTTACAAGGGATAAATAAATGGCAGACAACAAACCAACAAACAAAAGCGACTACAGAAACATGACGCCCTCTAAAAGAGGTCAAATAAAACAAGATCGTAGTCCTTACAACCCTGACAACTCTCTATTCAAGAGATTGACGAAGTTGTTTTCTGGTCCAATCGTTAATCGTCGGCAACAAAATTATAAGAGCGAACGCCGCCGCCGATTAGATAAATATAAATTTCAATCTGCGCAAGGACAGCAGTTTAAAAAATCTTCATATAATCCATTTGACTTTGTTCAATCACAAAGTATGGCAAATCAAAACCGCGCCGAAAGGTATGTTGACTTTGAACAAATGGAATACACCCCAGAAATTGCATCAGCACTTGATATTTATGCCGATGAAATGACTACAAGTAATTCATTAGAAAAAGTACTAACAATTGATTGCCCAAATGAAGAAATTAAAAATATTCTTAATGGTCTTTATTACGATATTTTAAATATTGAATTTAATCTTTTCGGCTGGTCAAGAACAATGTGCAAGTTTGGCGATTTTTTCCTTTATCTTGATATTGACGACAAAGATGGAATTAAGAATGCAATAGGTATTCCTCCATATGAAGTTGAGCGTATTGAAGGTGAAGATGAAAAGAACCCAAATTATGTTCAATTCCAATGGAATAGCGGTGGCATGACGTTTGAAAACTGGCAAATGGGCCATTTCCGTATTCTTGGAAATGATAAATATGCTCCATACGGCACCTCTATGCTTGAAGCAGCCCGCCGTATTTGGCGTCAATTAACCCTTCTAGAAGACGCCATGATGGCATATCGTATTGTTCGTTCTGCCGAAAGACGAGTATTTTATGTTGACGTCGGCAACGTTGCTCCAAATGATGTAGAACAATTCATGCAAAAAGCAATGACTGCCTTAAAGCGTAACCAAGTTGTTGATGAAAAAACCGGTCGTGTTGATTTGCGTTATAATCCGCTTTCAATTGAAGAAGACTATTTTATCCCGGTTCGTGGGCAACAATCTACAAAGATTGAAAGTCTTGCTGGTGGTCAATACACTGGCGATATTGAGGACGTTAAATATTTGCGTGATAAATTATTTTCTGCTATCAAGATTCCACAATCATATCTTACGCGTGGTGAAGGTGGTGAAGAAGATAAAACAACTCTTGCTCAAAAAGATATTCGCTTTTCTAGAACAGTTCAACGTCTTCAAAGATCACTTGTTAGTGAATTAGAAAAAATTGGTATCATTCATCTTTTCGTTCTTGGTTATAGAAACGAAGATCTTATAAAGTTTAAATTAAGATTAAATAATCCAAGTAAGATTGCCGAACTACAAGAACTTGAAACTTGGAAAACTAAATTTGATGTTGCTACTGCTGCGACTGAAGGTTACTTCAGCAAGCGTTGGGTTGCCAAGAAAATCTTTGGTATGTCCGATGAAGAATTTCTGCGTAATCAACGTGAAATGTTCTTTGACTTTAAATTTAAAGCAGCTGTTGAAAAAGCTGGTACAGAAGCTCAAGCTGCTGCCGGAGAACAAGATACAGGATTATCAGGTGGACCAACTGGATTAGAATCATCTGGCGATGCTGGAGCAGATGCAGGAGGAATAGACCTTAGTGCTATTTCTGGAGAACCAGAAGGTGGTGCTGGAGCAGCAGGTGCACCCGGAGAAGCCGCAGCACCGACAGAAACTCCAACAGGAGGAAAAGAAAGTCCATTATTAGCAGCTCCCGGAAAACGAGATGATCGCTTAACCTCAACTCCAGCCTCACGTGGAAAAACATACCTTCCAGTCAAATATAGTGGTGGCGACAAGAGACCAAGTGGAGCAAGAACAAGAAGCTATCAATCTAAGTTTAATAAAGAATTAGGTGGCGGATCAGAGAGAAATGTTTGGGGAAGTGGAACACAAAACTTATTTAGTCTAGGTAATGGTATTTACGAAGATTATGAAAATAATTACAATGAACAAATGATTACTGAGTTATCTGATGAAAAGAATGAAAACTTAATTGAAGAAAAAATCATGACAAATAATGATAGTTTGAAAAAATTATTAAGTTCTCTGGAGAAGAAAAATGCAACAAGGAAACAAAGTGATGAAAAATAAACATAACAAGAAAAGAAACACGGCTTTTCTGTATGAAGTGATTCTTCGTGAAATAACAAATTCATTATTAGAAAAAAATGAACAGAATAAAAAATTTCTTGTTAATGTCTGTAAGTCATTCTTCTCAAAAAATTTAACGTTAAAAAAAGAATTAGAACTTTATAAAGCAATAAACGAATCATACGAGATGCCACAAAATCTTGCAGATAAATTATTAAATGAAGCCAAGTATCAATATGAACTTTTGGATAAAAATAAGATTTTTAACGAACAAACAAAGTTAATTAATATTTTAAATAAATTTTCAAATGGTAAAATTTTCAATACATTTGTTCCTGATTACAAAAATTTGGCTACCATTTCTCAAATCTTTAACAACACTGTTACTCTTAAAGAAAAAGTCTTATTAGAAAGTACCGTTCTCGCAAAAATGATCTCCTCCCCAGAAAATGCTGAAATGGAAAAACTACAAACTCTTGACGCCTTAACTTACAAGGTATTCGTTAAGAAATTTAATGAACAATATACCGACTCTTTATTATCTGAACAAAAAGAATTACTGACAAAATATGTTATGAGTTTTGCAGACAGTGGTATTGAATTTAAACTATTCTTAAATGAAGAAATAGAAAGAATAAAAGTATCTCTAAATCATTCATTAAAAACAAAACAAATAGTTGAAAACAAGTTCTTAAATGAAAAAACAAATGTTGTTCTGAAAAAAATAGAAGGATACAACAAAAGAAACATTGATCAGCAAATGGTTCAAGAAATATTAAAGATACAAAGCCTCGTCAAAGAAATAAACTCAGAGGAAACAAATAAAGATGGCTGATATCAATGTCAAGATTGTAGATGAAGATCCGCAGCCAGATCAAGCTGGTGGTGAAGATTTTAATGCACCCCAAGAAAAAGAAAAGCCAAAACAAATTTTTACAATTAAATTAAAAGTAAGAACAACTCTTGCTGGAGATTTTATCATTTCAGACCACCCCGATATTGATATTGTTATAATGCCAGAAAAAAAGAAATTAATTGCTTTTTCAAAAGAGAATTTTGACGATCACATTTATCAAACACAAGATCGGCTAATGAAATACCTTGTTAAAAAAGGAATCATAATGCCGGATAGTATTGCTGGTAGTAATGTTTATGGTTCATTAGAATGTAAAATTCTAAGCTCTCCGCAAGAAATACCAATTGATGAGTTACTGTTAATGATTATTTCAAAATGGATTGAACAAGAGAAACCATCATTCATTTATCAGAAAGCAGTTGACGATATCTATACTGATAGAGTTACAGAACCAGATGAAAAAGACAGCACAGAACTCGGCAATGTTGCCGCTGCGCCAGAAAAAGGCTCAGTTCCAATTCATCAGGTTCGTCGTTATGCTTATGGTATGTGATGGATAAACTGTTAATTTTTATATTAAGTTGTGCTGGCTTAACGCAGATATTGTGTTACGCCAGTATACTTAATTGGTTTAGACCAAAAGCTGGCTTCCTCGGGGAATTATTCAGTTGCAGCATGTGTACTGGATTCCATGTTGGTTATCTGATGTTTGTGTTGTTTTGGTATTCTGATGTTTGTTTATTCCCGAATTTTTATATTGGTATGTTTGTTTTCTCTTTAATTTCTTCTTTGTGCAGTTATATTTTAGATAAAAGCTTCAACGATGAAGGAATTATGTTAAATTTAAAGAACAAACGCTAATTAGAGAATATTTATAAAGTACGAGGTGTATATATGAAATTAATAGATCGCAATATTCGCAAGTGGTTTCTTCCGCAAACTAATTCGAGGCGCTGCTGTAAAGGTAGCCATATCGTGCGGGTAATGCCCGCACTTCTATCTTTAAAGGAATCTACAAAATGAAAATCACAAAAGAAAAGTTACAAAAAATAATACAAGAAGAATTACAATCAATGCAGGAAACTGGCGAAGTTGATGAAGGTGTTGGAGATTTTTTTAAATCATTAGGCACCGGTATTAGTGGTGTTGCAAAAACAGCAGCTTCTGGAGTTGGCGGCGCAATAAGTGCAGCTAAAGAAGCAAGCAAAAAAGCCGATGAAGAAGCTGAAAAAGCTAGACAAGACGCAAAACTTGCTGCTGAAACGGTCAAAACCGGAAGTGATGTTGAAGCAGTTATTAAAACTGCTCTCAAGCAAGTAACAGGCGCGGTTGAATCTTTAAATACTTTGATACTAAAGATGAAAGCTTTAAACATGCCAGCTAAAGAAGCAGGATTAGATCTTCCGATGGTGCTGCAACAACTAAAGACTGCAAGATCTGCATTATTTCACGGTGGTAAAAAATCACAACCACTTCCAGCAGGTCAAGGGCCAGAAGGATTCGTAGCTGGTGATCCTCGTAAACCAGCACCTATAAGACCAGCACGTGCTATGAAAGAAGACGAGCAAGAGTGATATAAATGTCCCTTACCAAACAACAGTTAAAACAAATTATAAAAGAAGAATTTGCCAATCTCGTCAACGAAGAAGAGATTGATGAAAAGCTTTTAAGTGCCTTAAAGGGTATTGGTAAGGGACTTTATAACAAGGCCACAGATTTTATGTCTGGCAAGCCAAAACCAAACGCCTCTCAAGGTGTTGGTCGTGCATTTGCGAGATATAAAGTTCCGCAAAAACAACCAATACAACCAGAACCAGAAATAGAACCTGGTGTTGGTCTGGTGCGGCGCAACGCATCTCAGGGTATGCAAACATCTGATTCTGATGCAGAGCAACCTGCTGATTATAAAGACGCACCATTTGGTTCAAGTTATTCAGTTAATCAACCAAAACAATTAGGCACAGGACAGCCAACTGACTCAGCACCGCAAGACGTTAAATCTTCTGGAGACTTGCCACCGGGTAATTTACCAAAACAATTGCCTGCGCCCGAAAGAATAGGCGTAGTTCAAGATTATGGAGATCTTTTACGTTCAACAATAGACGAGTCTTTTTCTCTGTTGAGACAAGAGGTAGAAAGAGATTTTATCAACGATCAACGTTTCAAGTCGTTAAATACATCACAAAAAAAAGAAACTTTAAACAATATTAATACGGTTTTAAAACACCTTGTAGGTACAAAGCGAGTTTTACAAAATTCAACAATTGGTCCAATTACAAAAGATATAAAAGAAGAAAGAGAAAAAATGCCTTCTTATCAGCAGGTCGGACTTGAACCTTGGTATATAAATAGTTTAATTATTACTACTAAAAAATATTTTAGTGGCAGAATACCTCAAAATATAGTAGAATATGTAATAACCACTTTGTTTAAACAAGGAAGATTAGCAATAAGTACAAGATTATATAACAAACTATTACACACAAATGATCCTGCAATCCGAAATCCACAAGATTTAGATAATCTTGAATCACAGCTACAGCAAGAATCTAAATCTTACGATAATTTTTATAATAACTGGAAAAGATATACAAAACCCGGAGTCAAAATATGAATAAGTTTTTATTGAGAGAGTATTTTGAACTCTGCGAAGGTGGTGTTTGTCAAGACTTATTAACAGAAGCAGAAAAATCATTTGTTAAAAGTGGTGGCATGATGCTTACCGGTGTCATGCAAAGAGCTGATGCCAAGAATGGTAACGGACGGGTATACCCTGAAAACATCCTTCGTCGCGAAGTAGAAAACTATAAGAAGCTCGTTGCAGAAAATCGTGCACTTGGAGAGCTTGATCATCCAGACGAGTCTGTAATCAATTTAAAGAACGCTTCTCATATTGTTACAGATATTTGGTGGAATGGCAAAGACGTAATGGGTAAGGTTAAAATATTAACAACCCCATCAGGCCAAATTCTTAAATCGCTTGTTGAGAGTGGAGTTAAGTTGGGCATTTCAAGTCGCGGTCTTGGAAGTGTAAAAGAAAAAGCTGGATTAACTTATGTTGAAGACGATTTCCAGCTTATTTGTTTTGATTTCGTTAGCGAGCCTTCAACGGTCGGAGCATTCATGGGTCTTTCCGAAAGCAAAAAAACACCAAACATTTTCAACAAATCTGATAGAATCAATCGTCTTTTGAATGACATAATAGGTGATTAATGAAAAAGAGTGAATTAAAAGATCTAATTAAACCAATTGTAAAAGAATGTGTTGAGGAGAGTGTGCAAGAAATTCTTCTTGAAAGCGGTTTATTATCTGCAGTTATAAAAGAAGTAATGAAAGGTGCCCTTCCGATGATCACGGAAGCATCAAATAAATCAGCACAAACTAATGTACAACCGGTTCAATTACAATCTAGGCAGACAAAAGTGCCACAAAACAATGAATTATTGGAACAATTAAAAAGAGACAGAGACGAACTAACGAGTGAATTTAAGAAACAAAATTCAGAAATGAATAAGTCCATGTCTTTTAAGGTTGGTGGAGTAGATGTATTTAAAGATACAAAACCCGCTCCAGCAAATGTTCAAGAAAGTATAGCAAACCCATTGGGTGGAGTATCGCCAAACGATCCCGGTGTTGATATAAGTAAAATATTTGGTAGAAAGAAATTTAATGTCATTTGACATTACGAGGAAAAAATGAAAGTAAGTTTAGATGAAGTTGATGGTAACGTGGAAAAGATGATCAAGCGTTTTTTAAAGAAAACAAAAAAGATGAGAATTATTGAAGATTGTTATGATCGTAAATATTATTTAAAGCCTTCACAAATAAAACATACAACAAGACGCGCAAAAGAAAGAGCGTTAGAAAAAGAAAAAGCCAATGCTCCAAAAGAGGATTGATAGTCTGTAAAAAATATTTATTAAAAACCAGAATTATTCAAGCTGCTAGAAAATAAATCTAAGCAGACTTGATATCTGGTTTTTTTTTATAATTATTTAATCAATTATTAGGCGTCACTGGGCATATTATTTGATTAAAAATGGTTAGAAACACAAGTGCCGTTTCACACGATATAATGGCATAGATTTTAATAAAAATTATTACTAATTATTGTTACATGATGTTGGCCCATGTCAACATCTATGTTTTCTTTATTTAAGGAGTTTTTTTAATGTCAAAACAAAAAGGTTTTGCAGTTATTTCAGGTTCTAGCACAGTAGTCGCTAAAATCATGGAAAACGGCACGGTAGTATTCGGTGATCAAAAGCCAGTTAATATGCGCGTTAGCGGTACGCTCGTTCTTGACCTAGAAGGTCAAGTAGGTGGTGCCGGTAAAGTTCTACATGTTGGCACAGATGGCAGTGCTTCATTAGCACAAGTTTCTGCAGCAAACGTTACCACCACCGGTGATAGTAATGTTCAAGCTGTATTAAACAGTCTTGCCAGTAGCGATACATCAATCAGCACAATAATTTCTTCAGAAGTAAGTGCTCGTATTAGTGCAGTTTCAAGCCTTGAAACAGCAGTTGATACCAGAATTGATACGCTTATTGGTGCAGAAGGTCTAACAGGTACTTTAAGTACTGTTGTCGCCATTCAAGAATTCCTTGATGGTGATGGTGCAGGCGCACTAGTATCAGGTATAGGCGATTTAACTTCAAAAGTTAATGAACTAACCAGTAGTATGGCAAGTGTCTCCACAAGAGTTAGTGGAGAAGAAAGTGTTCGTGCAAGTGCAGATTCAAGCTTAACTGTTCGTCTTTCAAGTGAAGAATCAGCACGTGCAAGTGCCGATTCAAGTTTAGCTTCAGCTCTATCAGTTGCTGATGCAAGTGTAACAACTGCATTATCAACACAAGTTTCAAGTGAAGCTTCAAGAGCCCTTTCTGCAGAAATTTCACTAGCTACTGCATTTGCGTCAGCTGACACAAGTCTTGATAGTAAATTATCAGGTCAAGTTTCAAGTGAAGCTTCAAGAGCCCTTGCTGCCGAAGATTCACTAGCAAGTGGTCTAAGTACAGAACTAGTCGCACGCGCAAGTGCAATCAGTTCTGAAGAATCAGCACGTGTTGCTGGCGATGAAAGTGTTTCAACTGCTTTCTCAACCGCAGTATCATCAGAAGTTTCAAGTCGTGTTTCTGGTGACGATTCACTATCAGCAAGAATTGAAGCAATTGACAGCTTGCAAGCTGTTGATCTTACTTCACTTGATACTCGTCTATCAAATGAAGAAGATCGCGCAGATTCAGTTGAATCAGCAATCAGTGCTGATCTAAGTTCTGAAACTGTTCGTGCACAATCAGCTGAAGCTGTATTAACTGCAGATCTTAGCACAGAAGTTGTTGGTCGTCAATCAGGTGATACAAGTCTTGAAACTCGTCTATCATCTGAAGAAGTTCGCGCCTCTTCAGTTGAAGGTGTTCTAAGTGCAGACCTAAGCAGCGAAGCTGCCCGTGCTGCTTCAGTAGAAACTGTATTGGCAGGCAGAATTGATAGTGTTCTATCAAACACTGACGCAGCTGCTCTTGATTCATTAGCAGAAATTGTTAGTGCATTCCAAAGTGCAGATGGTAGTGTTGATGGTGCTATTACAGCTCTTGCAACCGGTTTAAGTACAAGTATTTCTTCCGAAGCTTCACGCGCTGTAGCTGCCGAAGGTAGTCTTGCTTCTTCAATCAGTAGTGAAGTCTTACGCGTTACAAGTGTTGATGCAGCATTAACTGCTGCCGACAGCACCGAAGTTGCTGCTCGTCAATCAGCCGATACAAGCCTGGATAGTAAACTTTCAACTGAAACTGCTCGCGCACAATCAGCTGAAGTCTCACTAACAAGTGCTTTCTCAACTGCCGATGCTTCATTAGCTACAAAGATTGACGCAGATGTTTCAACAGAAGCAGCTGCTCGTTCAAGTGCCGATAGTTCATTAGCAAGTAAATTAAGTACTGACGTTTCCACTGAAGTTGCTGCACGTTCAAGTGCTGATTCTTCATTAGAAGCTAAGCTAAGTGCCGATGTTTCTACGGAAGCAGCTGCACGTTTAAGTGCTGATGGAAGTCTTACTTCTGCGCTATCAAGTGAAGCATCAACACGTGCTGCCGATGACGATGCGCTAGATGGTCGTCTTGATACACTAGAAGGTGTTCTTATTGTTGGCAGTGCAGGTGAAATAACTGTTAATGGCAGTGAATCAACCAGCGTTGGTCTAAGTGGCACGATTACAATCGGTCTACCAGATGACGTTACTGTCGCTGGCAAACTAACAGTAAATGGTAACGCCGATCTTGGTAGTGATGAAAACGATAAAGTAACAGTAAAAGGTAAGTTCCAAGCTCCTAAGTTTACTGCTGCACAAGTCGTTGCTGCTGGCTACACCAGTGGTGATCAATCAGCAAACAATGGACACATGTTCTATCTTGATGCTGCAAATGATGCCGTAGCTGCATTCCCACAAGGCCAGAAATGGTACTTCTGTGAAGGTGGTGAATGGTTCGCAAGCCCATTTTATGGTGCTTGATATAATAGTTTTTAATTAAACTATAGGCCGGTACCCGAAAGGGTACCGGTTTTTTATTGTTAAATGCTATTTATTTGGCTGAAACAATGTTTCAAGTTATATTTAGTGAAGAAGCAGGTATAAGATGATCAAAGGCTTAAGCGTAGTAAACGGAACAACGCATGTCCATAAACTTTTAAATAATGGCATTGCAAGCTTCAGTGGCTCCGTTCAAATAACTGGAACATTATTGCCAGAAGGTGATGCTCAAAGAGATATAGGTTCTCCCCAAAATAGATGGGGAGATATTTATGTTCAACAAACTACAGTTGGTGCTATATTTGAAACCGGATTAACAACAGAAAATTTAGGAGAACATCCTACAGGAACAGTTGTTGTCTGGGAAAATGGAAAAGCAATTCCTTGTATAAAAATAGAAGATCACAGAGTTGTTGGTGCAACATTGTATGGAAAAGATCAACCAATAATATTAGGCGCAGAATATGTTTTAGTAACCGGTACAGTGAGATCTGGCGATTGGATTGTTACTAGTGAAAAAGTCGGCCATGGCTGTGCTGCAAAAACTAAAACAATATTTGGAACAAAAAGAGATTTATTCGGCAAAGTATTGGCGCAAGCATTAGAAGATGCCGATGGTGATAGTAATTTAATTAAATGTTTTATTAAGAAACTGTAGTTTTATGGTATGTTATGAAAAATAAAACTATTTAATTGAGTAAAAGTGTATTTTCAGGAGTATTTTTATAATGAGTAGTTCAAAACTATTAGAGCAAGCCATAGTAGATGCTCAAGCTCTACGAGATTCAGCGTTCAAAAGTGCACAAGCAACATTGTTAGAGAAATTTGCTCCACAGGTCAAAGAAGCCGTTGAAAAACTATTAGAGCAAGAAGGCGACGAAGAACCAGGTATGCAAGGTTCTCCTGAAGATGCCCTTGCAGCACAAATCCCACCCGGAACAGATTTCGGTGGTGCACCAAAAGATACATCAGATAAAAACTATGTTTCTGGTAAAGCTAAAGATATCCCACGCGCTGCGATGGATGGTGAAAAACTTTGTCCATGCCCTGATGATAACGAAGAAGTTACTCTTGAATTGAATTTAGCTGATTTGGCCGATCAATTAAGAATGGGTATGGAAGCAGAAGAAGATGAAGAAGACATCAATATGCAACCAATGTTAGGTGGTATGCAAAACCAACCAGCAGCTGCAGGTGGTACAGGGCTTTCTGAAAGTCTAGAATTAGACGAAGAACTACAAGAAGAAGCAGAAGGCGAACTAGAAGAAAATATTGAAGTAAATCTTGATGAAGTTCTTTCTGAGTCCGAACACGAAGAAGAAGAAGAAGAAGAAGAAGAAGAAGAAGTGCAAGAAGGTAAAGGAAAACCAAAATGGGATCGTCACGATCACGGAAATCGTGGAAACCCAGCTGCTGCAACAGCTGCAAGAGAAAAAGCAGCGTCATTGAAAACTTCACTAGATAAAAAGAAAGCAGATCTAAATAAAGATGGCAAACTATCTTCTTATGAAGAGAAGCGCGGCCAAGCCATACAAAAATCTATGGAAAAACAAAAAACAAACGAATCAACAGTAAAACAATTGATCAGCACATCTGCCCAATTGTTAAAAGAACACCAGAATACAATTAATCTGGTTGAAAAGAAAGATTCACAAATCAAAAAACTTTTGGAAGAAAACAAAAAATTCTCTTCCACTTTAGAAGAAATGTCAAGTGCATTTAAGAAACTTGATCAAGTCAATCTATTAAATGCGACACTCTTCTATCAAAATCAGGTCTTGAAAAGCGCCTCCTTGAATGAGCGACAAAAAACACATATTGTCGAAGCTATTTCAAAGGCTGATTCTGTAAATGAAGCAAAAACTGTCTATCAAACATTAATCAATTCAGTGGGTGGTCATGCAAAAGAAGAACGTTCACCAAAATCACTGAATGAAGCGATTAATAAAAATAGTTCATTCCGTTTGCCTCATAAACAAGCAGAACAACCAAACGATCCAAATAAAGATCGCTGGTTAAAATTAGCCGGTATCAAATGATACCAAATATATTCACAGGAGTTTAAAAATGTCAGTCATCAAAAAATTAACAGAAGGTATTATAAAGCGCGACCTTGAAAAAGAAGGCAGTGCTCTATTAAGTAAATGGTCAGACACAGGTCTATTAGAAGGTATTGGCGATGATCGTGCGAAAGCAACGATGGCCCGCCTACTTGAAAGTCAAGCTCAAGAATTACTACGTGAAGCGAACACAATGTCAGGAGGTGATGTTGAAGGTTTCGCTGCAGTTGCATTTCCAATTGTCCGCCGCGTTTTCGGTAGCTTAATTGCTAACGAACTCGTTAGCGTACAGCCAATGAGTTTACCAAGTGGTCTCATCTTCTTCCTTGACTTTACGTTTGATCGTACTCGTTCAGGTGCAGTAAGTGGTAGTTCACTATTCGGTGGTGGTCGTGTAGCCAGCCAACTCACGGGCGGTGTTGATCTCAGTGGTCTAAATGCTGAAAATTCCCTCCGTGCTCTAAACAACGGTTACTCACTAGCAACCGGTTCAAATCCAACTGCTTCTTGTGTTCTTAAAGATAGTGGCACGTTTAGCACTGGCAATTCAGCAATCGACAAAGCCTGCAGATATGATATGGATATTGTTTCCGGTTCAGAAGTTGCGGTATTTGTTGTTAATACATCACTATTAACAAATCTTGATCGCAGTAACTTAATCGCTATTTCAGGTACGTTTGAAAGTGGTTCACTAGTTCGTCGTCTATCAGCACAAAGCGATGTTAATGGCGCGTTTATGGCTGGCGAATCATTTACACACGTTCGTCTAGTTGTTGTTGGTACCGGTGCAGCAAGTCTTGCAACTGGTAATCGTGCATTAACTTGGCCACTACGTGATCAACTAGGTGCCGGTACTTCACCACTCGGTAGTATCGCAGCAGTTAGTGTCACTCTAGAAGGTGAAACAGAAATTCCAGAAATTGACATCAAAGTTGACAGTGTCGCTGTAACTGCTAAGAGTCGCAAACTCAAAGCCAAGTGGACGCCAGAACTCGGTCAAGATCTAAATGCTTATCACAATCTTGATGCCGAAGTTGAACTCACAAGTATCCTATCAGAACAAATTGGTCTTGAAATTGACCAAGAAATGCTAGGTGAACTTGTCCGTGGTGCAACTGCTGCAACACTATACTGGTCACGTCGTCCAGGTAAGTTCCTTGATCGTACAACTGGCTTACCAATTGCCAGTGGCGTAGCAAATGAATCACTACTTGGCGCTGACTTTACCGGTAACGTCAGTATGTGGTACGAAACACTCGTTGAAACAATCAACGATGTAAGTGCTGCTATCCACCGTAAGACGCTTCGTGGCGGCGCAAACTTTGTTGTTTGTGGCCCAGAAGTTGCTAACATCCTTGAATTCACCAGCGGATTCCGTGCAAACGTAGTTCATGATGATGCCAAGGGCACAATCGGCGCAGTCAAAGCCGGTTCAATCAGTAAGAAATGGGATGTATTCGTTGATCCATATTTCCTACGTAACGTTGTTCTTGTAGGCCGTAAGGGCAGTAGTTTCCTCGAAAGTGGATTCGTATATGCTCCATATGTCCCACTCCAAGTTACACCAACCATCTTTGGTACTGAAGACTTCGTACCACGTAAGGGCGTTATGACCCGTTACGCTAAGAAGATGGTACGTCCTGACATGTATGGCATTGTTGTCATACAAGACATGGTCGGCTGATATTAACCGGTTCATAGCCTGAATGAAACCCGCCAGAAATGGCGGGTTTCTTTTTATATTAACTATTTATAAATAAGTTATCAATGAGGTACCACAATAAATGTCAGTTCCAGTTTTAACGCCAAAAAGCCAAACCAGTGCAATTATATTGCCAGCAACTGGAACATTTTCTAGAGTAACAAGCAATCTGCCTATAGGTGTATATACAAATAGCACTGATTTTATAACCGGTGCTGTAGATCAAGTTGCATATACCTATAAAATGATCGGCGGTGATGTTCTTGATATTGAAATAACAGAAGGACAAATATATGCAGCATATGAAGATGCTACATTAACTTATTCTTATTTTGTAAATCTTCATCAAGCAAAGAATTCACTTGGTAACATGCTTGGTTCTCCAACAGGTACATTTAATAGTGATGGTGAAATAAAGAGTGGAAGTGCTCTTTATAATCTCGTTAGTAGTTCTGGTCCAATAAATCTTACATACCCAATGTATGATATTACCGCAATTCGCGATGTTGCTGATGCATTTTCGCATGAAGCAGGCGTCGGTGGTAAAATAGATATTTACTCTGCCTCTTTTGATGCAGTTCCAGAAGTACAAGATTATGATTTACAACAAATAGTTGAAAATTTAGTTAGTGATACTAACTCTTCATTCTTTGGAAAGATTTCATCTGGTGCAAGAATAACAGTTCGTAAAGTTTATTATAAATCTGCACGTGCCATGTGGAGATTCTATGGTTACTATGGTGGTTTAAATGCTGTAGGAAATCTTTCAACATATGGTCAGTATGCTGATGACAGTACTTTTGAAGTTATTCCGGCATGGCATAATAAACTACAAGCAATGGCTTATGAAGATAATATCTATACTCGCATTTCTCATTATGCGTATGAAGTAAAAAATAATAAATTAAGATTATTTCCAACTCCAAGTTCAGGAGATATAGCTCATTTGTGGTTTGAGTTTAGTGTAGGAGCGGGAAGTGGTGCAAATGTTGGTATAGGCATCATGTCTGGTTCTTCATACCTTGAAGCAAGTGGCAAAGACTCAAGAATCGGTGGTGTCAATAACATCAACACTCTTCCTTTTTCAAACATCCCTTTTGAAAATATAAACTCAATTGGTAAGCATTGGATTCGTCGTTATGCTCTTGCTGTGGCTAAAGGTATGCTTGCAGAGGTGCGTTCTAAGTTTCAGACCATCCCAATACCGGGTGAAAGCGTAACGTTGAATGGGGCTGATTTAAGAGCGCAGAGCAAAGAAGAAAAAGACGCTCTTCGTGACGAACTATTGAAGATACTTGAAGATACCGATTATACGACATTAGCAGAAAAACGTACTGCTATGTCTGATAATGCAAACAAGATACTTAGTGCTATTCCAAACGTTATATTTGTGGGTTAATTATAAATGGCTAAAAAGAAAGTAGATCAAAAAAAATGGACTCAGCCTGAACAGCCACCTCCTCCCATGTTTTTGGGGAAGAAAGAAAGAGATTTAACTAAGCAAATTAACGACGAGTTGATTGAAAGAGTAATAGGACAAACTATTATTTACTTTCCATTAAATGTAAAAAATAGCGATTTTCATCCTCTTTATGGTGAAGCAATAAATAAAACGTTTTTAAGACCTATTATAATAAAAGCATTAATAAAGATTGATGAACACCAGACTTCAACAGAAGTTTATGGTCTTGATAAAAGTTCAAAAATAACAGTAAATTTTCACAAAAGAAGATTGACAGAAGATCAAGATTTATTTGTTAGAGAAGGTGATATTATTTTTTATGGTTTAAATTTTTATGAAATCGTAAAGCTAGCAGAACCAAGAACATTATTTGGACAAATTGATCATAAATTTGAAATTCAAACTACATGCATCAGAGTTAGAGATGGCTTTTTCAATGAGCCTGTTGCTCTTTTGCAAATAAGAGAAAAATACAGACAAACACAAGAAAGTATAATTGATATCATAACCAATACAACCGTTGAAGGTGGATGTGGTGGCAAGATACAATTAATTTCTGGAAAAAGAACTAGTTCTCAACGCTCTCAATTTTTAGATTACGTAAACAACCCACTAGATTATGAAGGTTGCATCGTATATTTAACAGAAATAGATGAAGATGAAATATTTGGAGAGTTTGATCAGGTAGATAAGTTTTACTTTAATGAAAATGGTACCTGGTACGTTAGTCAATTCTTTGCTATATGAGGTTTTAATATGTCAGAAATTCTATATGGTAGATTTAAGCATATGTCAGGAAAAAGAGACAGCCCAGATCGTTTACTCTTTTTAGATATGGTGGAAAATCCACATAACTATAAAGCATACATTGTTTATTTAAAAGAAATAGATGAAGATGAGATACTTGAACCATTTGATGAGGCTAAAACTTTTTATATAAATGAAGATGGGGCATGGCACACTACGGACTTTCACAATAAAGTATTTCAAGAATAGGAATTATAAAATATGTCAGATCAGTCAGAATATGAAAGAAGAGGTCTTGAAAAAAATCAAGTTTCTATTGAACCTTCAACGATAGAAACAATAGACCTATCAATTTATCAATGGCTTGATAAATCAATGAATGTCCATTCTAACACAAATCGTGGATGGAAAAAAGTTCCTATTGTATGGGTGACCGGCGAAAGAGCACATCAAATAAAATCTAATAGAACCCTTAGAGATGTTAATGGTAATTTTATATTGCCAGTCATAACTCTACAAAGAGAAACAATAGTAAAAAGTTTATCTAAAAAAGGTACATTTTATGCGAATGTACCGGCAGATGATTTTCGCGGTGGAGTTGTAACAGTTACAAAACAAATATCTCAAGAAAAATCAAATAATTATGCTAAAAATAACAATAACAGAAAATATGTTCAGTATAATGTAAAAGAAAAAAATCAGAAAGTTGTTTACGAAGTCACAAAGATACCTCTTCCTGTATATATTGATGTAAAATATACAATAACAGTTAGCACTGAATATCAGCAACAGATGAACGAGATAATACAGCCATTCATGACTTATACCGCTGGTATAAACCATTTCATGATTGGTCAAGAAGAGCATAAATATGAAGCTTTCTTTGAAAGAGATTCTGCATTTAAAAATGGTGGAAATATAACCAAATTAGAAAATGAAAATCGCTTATTTACAACAGACTTTTCTATTAATGTGTTGGGTTATTTACTGGGTGGCGGGGCAAATTCTGAAAAACCAAAAATAGTTGTTTCAGAAACAATTGTAGAAGTTAAAATGTCAAAAGAAAAAGAAATGTTCCAAGAAACAACAGAAGCAGATAAAAAGAAGTATTATTAAAATATCGTAGTTTATTTCTTTTGAAAAGAAATCTTACTATTTACCTAAGAAATACATGCTGTATAGGAGTATTTTATAATGAGTGGTGCAAATAAGTATCGTTTCGTTTCCCCCGGAATTCAAATAAAAGAAATTGACAGATCACAAGTCAATAATGTTAATGACGCTGTTGGACCAGTTATAATTGGTCGCTCCCGTCGCGGTCCAGGCATGGTCCCAGTAAAAGTTCGTTCATATGAAGAATTTGTTCAAATATTCGGTGAACCTGTTCGCGGATCAACTGATGGTGATATTTGGAGAGAAGGAAACTTAACCGGTCCTGCATATGCATCATGGGCAGCTAAAGCATATTTAGCTAACTCAAGTCCTATTACATTCGTGCGCCTAATGGGTTCTGAACACCCAGAAGCTAATACACAAGGTTATGCTGGTTGGAAAACCGATTTCAGTATCACAACTACAGTTACTGCAAGTGGCGGTGGCGCATATGGCTTATTCGTTGTACCATCAAGTTCAAATGCACAAGTTACTGGCGCTCTGGCTGCTATATTTTATGTCAACAGTTCTGTTGGTTTAGCTCTTGTTGGTCAAAACCCTTCAGGTACTATGACAACTGGTTCTGCTGCTTTCGTTAAATCAATTGGAAACAATTTTGAATTTAGAATGAAGATTGTAAGTGGTAGTGTAAATGACGCGTTACCGGTACTAGATACATCTTTCAACTTTGATAAAACATCAGATAAATATATTCGTAAGGTATTTAATACCAATCCTACGCTAGTCAACACAAGTATTACCAATGTAGATAACGTTGAAAGATACTGGCTTGGCGAAACGTTCACAGATTTCTTGAATGACAATGTTACCGGTAGCTCTAGTGGTGCTGCCTATGCCTTCATTGCTGGATTAAAGAGTGCAACTGCAGATCTTTCTGATTTTCAATTAGTAGCGCAAGCAGCTAAAACCGGTTGGGCGTTTTCACAAGATCTTAGTACCATAACGGGTTCATACAATCCACAAAACATGTCTAAATTGTTTAGATTTGTTGCTCTAGGTGGAGAAGGTTCTGGCGATTGGACACAACGTTCATTAAAAGTCGCAATAAAAGATATTAAAGCTTCTCCAACTCCATTTGAAAAATACGGTTCATTTACCGTAGAAATTCGTAAGACAGACGATAACGATGCTCAACCAGGAGCACTAGAAGTATTCACAAACTGCAATATAAACCCCAATTCAGAAAATTATGTTGCCAAGAGAATTGGTGACAAGTATCTTGAATGGACAGATGATACTGTAACCGGTGAAAAAAGACACAAAGTATTTGGAAACTATGATAACGTTTCAAAAATTGTTCGTGTTGAAATGAATTCACTAGTTGAAGACGGTGGTGTTGATCCAGAATCAATCCCATTCGGCTTTCTCGGTCCTGTCAAATATAAAGCGGTAACATTATTAAGTGGTTCTGCTGTTACCGGAACTGACTTACTTAAAACCGTAGGTCAAATCCCGCTTGCTCCAGCCGGAACAACAGGCACAGTTGATGTCTCTGGTATAACTGCATTAACTGCTTCAATAATATTCCCAGAATTGAAGATGAGAGTGTCAAGTTCACAAGCCGGTGTATTAAATGACCGTGATACATATTTCGGTGTTGTAAGTAATGTTGGAACCCGCGCTCAATTTAATGAAGAATATGTTGATCTCGTAAGAATCAAACCATTTAACTTAGACACTTTCGTACCAACTGCTTCATTGACGGAATATTCAACCATCTTCACTTTAGATGATGTTAATGAAGTTTCAGGTGCTGCTGGTAAGTTCTTCTGGCAAAGCAACAGCCGTGTTGGCGGTACATCAATAACTGCTGTTAACAGCTCCTATAAGGGCCTATTAGATAAGGGTGTTGATAAGTTTGTCATGCCTATGTTTGGTGGTTTTGATGGTCTTACTGTCAAAGAAAAAGAACCATTTGCCAATCGCATACTAGGTGTAACTCCAGAACCAAGATCAAATTATGCCCTATATAGTGTTCAAAAGGCTATAGACATTGTTTCTGACCCAGAAGTTGTTGAGATGAATCTTGTAACAATTCCAGGTGTCACTAATACTACAGTTACAGACAACTTATTAGAAACTGCTAAAAGCAGAAACGATACTCTTGCAATAATTGATATTCAAGGTGGTTATA